TGATTGATTCCAAATACCATTATTAGATACAATTAATGGTGATGGTATTGCTTCAGAAAATGCTGCTTTTTTTGTACCAGATACTGCAGTAACTTCTTCAGCTAATCCTGTTTTAGAAACAGTATAACCAATTTTCTTTAATAGAAAGTCTACTTTTTGTTCTATGGATAATGACATTTTTAGTGGTCCTCCTTATTAAGTTGCCAAAAATGACATTGAGGTTATTGATTGACCAGAATCCAATTTCCACCTGATTAAGATTCTATTATTTGCATCATTAGAAGAGGACTGTGTGCCAAAAACACATTTAAATGTTCCAGTAGAACCATTCATAGAACCGCCAGACGCACAACCTGGATTTGCATTATTGGGAACACCAGAACCAGAATATTCTTGGAACATATCTGCCCAACCATTTGTGTTAGATAATCCTGATGTCCAAACAGAATTATCTGGCATACAAACCCAACAACCAGAATATGATCCAGTAACACTAATGTTAAATAATGAAACATTAGATCTAATTAATTCTATTTGAAAATATTGTGATCCACTTCTTCCAGAAGAATAGTTTGGACCAACTGGATAATACCCAGAAGAATAATTTGTTTGATCGTGCCTTAGCACACCACCACGAACAACTGCTTCGTAAGAACTTACATTAATGGCAGGATTCCAAGAAGTAAAAACTGGTGTTGGAGTATCTCCAGAACTTCCTGAATTAACACGAATTGCGTTTCCACTACCAATTCCTAAATTAGAAATTAAAATATTATCTTCATCAATAACATTAGTCTTTGAAGTTGTTCCCATAATATTTACATTACCCACAAAATTAACTCTTTTATTTGAATCTGTACCGTAACTTGTTGTTGCTGTAAATGTAGAAAAATGGGTTGAGGATATTGTGGAATGTATATCTCTTGGTTGGTGTGTAATAGTAGTGCTTACTGGAGTTCCGACCCCAAAATTTCTTACTGGAGGATTTGATCCACCAACAAAATCCGTGTAATTTTTAGTTCCTCCAGCAGTAAATCCAGTTGTTTGTGATCCTCCACTAATAACTTGATTCTGTATATACATATCACCAGTAGCATTTTCTAAATTTAAATTATAAGAAAATGTATTTGATGAGTTGTTTTTATAATGAGGAACGCCAGAAGAATATGAAACATCATGTGTTCCAGAATTTGGTACACTAACACTACCAAATGTTATGACTGGACTTCCTACTATGCTTGGATCTTCATACCAATATGGTTTTGTTGTTTCAAAAGAACCTTGTGTAATTTGAACATAATTAAATCCATTTGGACAAGAGACATTATTAATTCTAGTATCAAAAATTTGATAAAAATCCAAAGGTATTCCAGGATTTCTTGATGAATAATACGAATCTACATTATTCGCTATTTGCAAATTTCCATATGTTCCAGAATCATCACCAGTAGTAAATGTATGTGACCCTATTGAAGAACCGTTCAAAATTGCAACTATTTCTTGATTATCTGGATAAACAGTAACATCAAACTCACCACCACCAGGACCATATTCTGTTAAATAATCAGTTGTAATTGTATTGTCTGTATTTCTATTATACTCATCTCCAGCAACAGGAGTCATAACACCAGTAGAATTATTTATTGGAGTAAATCCAGCACACAATCTTCCAGAAGAAACACCAGATAAAGCAAGAGAAACTCCATCAATATTATCTGGTGGATCTGGAATTAAAAGTTGCAATACGTCTCCATTAAAATTAATTTTTTGTCTTTGTATTTCAAACGTATCCGTTTTATTTACTGGGTTAATGATCGACATTTCTTATCAGTTCTTTCAAGAGGCTTTTTATTTCAAAGACTTCATCCTTCAAGTTATTTATGTCATCTACAACAGCGTTGAATTTGTTGGTGAATGATTGTTTATTGGGAGTTTCTGTGTTGATAATAGCACCAGTGAAAGGGTCACGATACAACTTCTCATGACCCTTTACTTTCAAATAATTATTCATTAGTAAGAAGCAACCGCTCTAATATCTTGAATCTTTGGACTGTATGCAGGTTCAGATGTCTTCATGATAACTTTCACTGCGAAAGAGCTAAAGTTTTGCAAACCTGATACACTGTACTTCAATTCTTGATATGATTTTTGATCTTCAAACTCACCAGAGATATTATTTGTTGCTGAAGCAATTTCTTCAATATCTGGATTTCCATCCTGATTGAATGCTTCCCAGTTAATATCTTCAAAATTTTCTTGCGATGAAGATTTTTTAATCTTGTAGAAAACTTTTACATTTTCTATGTCCTTAACATTAACGGTTAATCTAACATCAATACCAGTTGCATCATTGTTTAGTGAGATCTGTTTAGTAACATATTTTGCTAAAGCAGAAGTGTTCTTTGAACTTGTCTCGCTGACATAATCAACTCCATTTTCAAATTCCATTGAGGCAACTTTAATAAACTGAGAATCTGCAGCAACTAAATTATCTCTGAAGATAACATCATTAACTCTAAAGATGTCACTGCTCTGATCGCCAACAGTAGTTTTTCTGGAATAATCACTTCCAACTTTTATCTCAGCACTAAAGTTATTATTGATTGGGTTTTTGTCATTTTCAACAATGAGTTCTCCAAGTTGAGAATCCCAGTAAATAACTTTTCCAGATATCTTATTGTCATACTTTACAGTGTTGTTACTTGGATTTAGAGCAACGATAGTTGATCCAACTTCAAAAGATTGAATAACTTCAGTAGTGCCCAAATTACTAATTGCAATTTCAACACTGTTATCAGTTCCGCCAGTATATTTTGGATTATAAAAGTCTCCACCACTTTGAGATTGTGATGAGAAGAAGAGTTCTTCATTTGCTTCGAACGCATTGATACTGGTTAATCTCACCCAAACAGTATTGCTATCATACTTAATGACTTCACCTTTTGCTTTGGAATTAATTCCCTCGACAGATTGATTTAAATCAACATCATAAACAGTTCCTTCAATAGTATTTCCAGTGATTGGGAATGAATATACTGGGAAGAATTTTAATTTCTGATATCTCTTGCCAAAACGATCTTCTTTTCCAGTGGCATTTTCTACTCTATTGGAAGACAATTTAACAGACGAAGATCTTACATCAATCACTGGCGACAGATAAGAAACATTTGATAATAGATCAATTCTATACGAAAGAGAATTATCAATATTATTGATTGTGCTATTGATATCAGAGGTAACTACTTTTTGATTGGTAAAATATTGTTCTTCATTTAAGAAAGTCTTTTCATAATTTGCAGAAGAATATGTTGCATAATTTAATGTGTTTGAATCAACTGGAATGATATTAGTTGTCTTGACAAAAGAATTAATAGAAGTTCCTTCCGATTGAATGTAATTCACCTGAGCATAAAGTTTTTCATATTTTCTATTATGAGATGCGATTACAGAAGATCCTCCGCCAAGAACACTACTACCAGCTCTATATGGAATTTGAACATTATATGAATCAATGCCAGCATTCATTACTTCAAATAGAGTTCCATTAAAAGTCGCATCTGTGATTCCACCAACATCGTTCACATTGTTAAAAAATACATAGGACTTTCCAGAGTCTTCGAATCCATGATCTCTATGAGAAATCTTCACAATTGAATTGTTATTCTTGAATAACATTGATGTTGCGGTTGAATTTGATCTTGCTGACGTTTCAATTGGATCTGCTTGGAGTCTCTCATAACCAAGAGAAGAATTCTTTAAGAACAATTGTGCAGTTCTGCTTGTGTCAAATTCTGCTCTGTATAGAGTAAACTTAACATCTTCAAAGAGATCTTCTGTCCAGTTGTCCACATTTTGTGATTTGTAGAGAGATCCTAATCCTGGTTGAGTAGTTACAGTAATGCTTGTTGAAATATCCGACTCACCCAACTTAGATGACCACATATGGTAATCTGTTGAATCGGTTTCAATCACAAGAGCATAATCAGTATTGTTCTGTAAGTAGACTGGGTACTCAAAGTTAAATCTTGTTGGAATTACAGAATTAATAAGACCGAAAGAATCAAAGTCATCTACAGCAACACCCATGATAACTGCTGGATTGGTAATTTCAATTTGAGATTTTACCACAGCACCAGCAGCACCACTTCCTGTTCCTTTAACAACAATGGATGGATTCTCCGTGTAACCACTGCCAGCAAGTGTTAGAGTTGTGTCGTAAATTTTTCCACCCGAAACCTTGCATACAGCAGTAGATGTGCTACCACCTGGAAGTTGTGGACTTTCAATAGTTAGAACAGCGGTTTCGTAATTACTTCCAGTAGATTCAATTATTAGTTTTGAAATTTTTCCTGAATCTTTTGCAATTGTTAATGTGAGGTTAGTAGCATTTTGATTGTTGTATGATGTCAAGAAGTCCGAAGTCAAACCTTCATTTTGAAGGAAAGATATGCCATTATGATTTGACAATACAAATGTATAAACTTGCTCGTTATTGAGATTAATGCGACCATCAAGTAAAGGATTAATCTCAATATCATTCTTATCCAGAACTTTAAGGATAGGTCCAGATGCACCAGACTTAGATCCTACTACAAGTTCGCCAACCTTAACTGCAAGGTTTCCACTTGCATAAACTTTTAGTTTTGTTTCTGGATTTAAAACGGATTCTGTTCCTGGAACAATATTTTTAGATGGTTTTCCTAAGTCAACATTGGTTAGATAAACTCTTACTGGAATGTTAGCACTCTTCTTATTGAAGAAGAGATCAACACCAGTAGCAAATACACCACCCTGATAATTTTCTACCTTAAATGTTTGTGCCAGTGGATTTGGTTTAATCTCAACATCAGTGTTACTGTCTACTAACTGGACACCTTCATTTGCTTTGAAGTATGAAGGTCTTGTTGAAATAATAGACTTTGGATTTTCTGGCAGAATACCAGTAGCATAGTACTTAACTTCTGAGTAAGTTTCTACAGTGCTCTTATCTTCATTTGTAGAACTTGAAGTAAATCTAATAGTCTTAATACCTGCAGGGAATCTTAACTCATCTGCTGTAGTATCATATGCAACAGTTTCTATATCATTAGTCCATGATGTTCCTTCAATTGGAGGAACACCAGCAGGAATAATGATAATTCCACTTGCATTACCATTTTCATCTGTCGTAACTGTTGATCCGAATGAGGTTGGTGAATTACTTGCAATGCCAGTAAATTTTTCATCAGGATTAACCCATCTTCCAATATTTTTTCCTTCCATAAACACAAATATTTGTGTTTCTGGTTTCATTCTTCTGATTACAAATCTAACTTCTTGACTTCTTGCAAATAGTTGTAAAGAGTTGATTACAGATTTATTGCCAATATTAGTCTTGCCAACTCCCTGTGCTAACTCATGGTTTTGTGGAGTAATATTTGAACTACTTGCCACTAATGCCATTTCAATATTGGATTCTGAATTTTCGCTGCTAATAGAAGTTAGTGGAGCAATATTATAGAATGTTCTGTTAGTTCCTACCCAGTTAATTATAAAACTATTGTAGATAGAAGAGAATGACTCATAAACATCATTCTTAGCAGAGAAGATAGTAAACAGTCCAGTATTATCATTAACAGAAATTGGAGTTACTGAATCATCATACCATTGATCAACTTCTGGAATTAAATGACCATCACCAGCATATTGAATAACCACAAACGGATTTGGGTTGATCGTCTTTGTAGCAAACTGATTTGATGCTAATGTTAGGTTTGTATATGGCAGTGTAACAATACCATTATTGTTGACATATCCATATAAAGATCTTTCATTTTCATTAGTGAAAATTTCTTCCAGGTTGAGAGAATCTTCTTTAACTTGTGGTCTTAAGACAGATTGTTGTGTATCAATAGAACATCTATAATCAATTGACTTTAAGTTTCCAACTTTGTGTGTTTCAAAATTATCTACGATAAATCCACTCTTGAATCTATCAAAACCAATATCATCCTTGATTTGCATGTTTAATGCTTGTTGCTCAAGGATGCTTAAAGTTGTATAGTGCTCAAGACGCTCAATTCTCTTCTCAAGTTTACCGATGTCTCTCATCGTATAACGCTTGTTGTCTACAGGAATAATCTTTACATCTCTGTAGGAAGTTGTGAATGATGGAACGTAGATGTAATAGAGAGGGATACTATCATCAATTGTTTCTGGTTTTGCTGGGTTCAGTGATGAATTGCCTTCTTTGATAATAAATTCTCCCTTCTTAGTTAAGAAAATACCATCTATTCTGTCAAGGTATTGAGTCTCACTAAATGAAATGGTATACTCTAAGTTTGCATCTATTGCTGGTGTACTTGTTGGAACACCACCAGGACCACTGAAACTATTGAATTCTCCTTGAGTTAGTAGAGATTTATCTTGGAATCCGCTGATAACTGCATTTGAATCTACCTTTGGTCTAAAGTCAATAACACTCTTCAATGAAACATTTCCATAAACAGAAGAATTGAAGTATGGAATGTCATCTTCACCAACACCAGCTTCGTGTAGATATGAATCTACCGTACAGAAATCTCCTTGTGAATGTTCAAAATAATCAAATCCAACAACAAGTTGACCAGTTGGAGCATCAAATCCTGGTTTCAAAACAATTCTTGATACATCATAGAAAGTATCTCTTTGTCCATTATCAAAAGTGAATCTATTTGTTACGTCAGTACCACTGATAAGAATACCATCTGAATCTACAACTGGAGGATTGGAACCACCTTCATAAACATATCTAAGACGATATGCATCAGAATACGTGAAAATTTCAGTATCTTCAGAATCATAGTCATATCCTCTAAGTGGGACAATTCTGTCTCCACCAGCAGTAATAACAATTCTTCTGTTGGCGATAGAAGTTTTAAGTCTTGGTTTTGCTTTCGAAACTTCTAAGGTTGCTGTTAATTTTAGAGTTGGGAAATTTGTCGTTAGATTTCCAAAGAAATCATCTGGAAGAGAGATAGTTACACTTCCTGAAGTGAGTCCGCTTGTAGCATCTGTAGATGTATCAATATTTACATAACTTGGATCGATGTAGATAATGTCTCCATCTTTCACTACATTAGAACTTCCTTTGTCTAAAACTGTAATAATGTAATTCTCTTTAGTGTAACTTACAAATCTTTGTGTTCCGAATGGAAGTTGTGCAGCAAATGTTAGCAATCCGCCACTTGAAGAACCAGTAGTTACAAAATCTCTTCTGAAATAATACTTAAACTTTGAATCAACTGTATCCTTAATAAGAGATCTGATCTGTTTACTTCCAGTTGGGAAAATAAGAGTTGAGAGAGCAGTATTTGATTGTTTTGGTCTTACTCTTGCAATCGAAGCATTTACAACATTATTTTGTAGAGCAGAATCTAAGTAGATCCTGGTTTTTTTAGATCCTTGAGATCTTGTGGTTGTTTGAACAATTCCTCTATTTACAACACCAGATGTATCTGTGAATTGAACAAGATCACCTTGCTTAACATAATTAGCAGCATCATCACCAAATCCATTAGATTCGATGTACTTATATCCTTTTGTTCCAGAGAAGGAATATGGTGTTACTTGAGTAGTCGAAGAATATTGCTCCTTACTCAATTCGGTATCTGCGGTGAATCTGTTTTCACCACCAGATCCAAATACTGAGTAAAATGACTTAACATTTTCAGATGAATAATTTTGAACAGTATCTTTAAATAAAACAGGAACGATTATTGCTGCTGGACTTGGAGCTGTTGCTCCTCCAGATACAGCTGCTTGAGCAGATGGAGGAGATGAATAAGTTTGTAAGAAAGCATTTCTGTTACTTACATCAACTCTGTAAAGTGTTCCTGTAGAATTTAAACCAATAGATACAATAGAAGAATCATACTTGACACCATCAACTTCAATGTTGGTTGTCGAAGCATTATATCCAGTTCCCCTTCTTGTAACAATAAAGTGTGAAATAGTATTTTCTACAGCAATTCTTCTTACATTATTGTCCTCATCGGAAATAGTTTCTCCAGGAACAAAATTGCCATAGAGAGTTTTAACAAACAATTGGTTTCCAGTGGAATATTGTCCACTTGCTGTACCCTCTACAACTCCATACGCACCGCTCTTAGAACCAATAATATATTTTCCTGCACCAAAAGTATCTTGTGCTACAGGACTATCCAGAGTTAACTTCGTAAAGAAGATTGGATTGAAATAACTAAAGGAGAACGTAGCATCGTAAAAATCAGTTCCCTTCGATAGAACTTTATCGATATTTGGGTTGAACCCAGTAGGAAGATCTTTGAAATAGAAGTTTTTTGGTTTTGCAATACCAATTAGTGGAGTTACAATTTCATTGTAGTCCCTGATAACACCAAACTCTTGACCTGTTGAACTTAAAGCTGCATTTTTTGTTCTGAAAAGTTTAGTTTCTTTAGTTGAGTCGCTATCATTAAACTCTTTAAAATAAAGATCCAAATGATCTTTTCTTCCATATACAGTGAGTTCTAAGTAGTCTGCTCCACCAGTGCCATCAAGTTCTGGTCTTTTTACAATAGACCAGGACAATGACTTAACAGAGTCTACTTCATCTGCAGTTTTCTTAAACCAAAGTAAACCAATACCACTACCATCAGTTGCTGCAAAAGTGGTATCATTGATATCTGTAAATGTAAATGTAGTGTCTCTACCTTCAATGTAAATTGTCTTGATACCAATATCTTCGTTATTGAAAGTTA